TTCTCCTTCGGGAAGATCTCGAGCACGGTGCCCTTGGCTTTCTTACCCTTGAACTTGTACGTGATGCCGGAGCCAACGGAGACTTCGACATCTTCTCCGCCGGACTCGTCCTCTTCGTCCTCGTCCTTCTCTTCGTCCTCGTCGTCAGCCTTGGCACCCTTCTTTTTCTTCTTCGGTGCCTCGTCTTCATCCTCGTCGTCGTCCGTGGACTCCTCTTCATCCTCGTCCTCATCGTCGGACTTGGATTTCTTTTTCTTCTTCGGCTTCTCCTCTTCCTCATCCTCGTCGTCCGAATCGTCATCGTCGGATGAGTCCTCTTCCTCCTCATCCTCGTCGTCATCGGCCTTCTTCTTTTTCTTCGATGACTTTTTCTTCTTCGGCTCGTCCTCTTCATCGTCGTCAGCCGCGTCGTCGCCGTCCTCATCATCGCTCTCGGCTTCTTCATCCTCATCGGAGTCGGCCGCTTTGATGATGAACACGTTCTGGAACTCACCCTTGGTCTTCAACGAAATCTTGGCCTTGGGTTTTTCCTTGTTGAGTTGCTTCAAGATGCCGGTGATGTCGGATGCCCCTTCGATCTCATCCGTCTCGTAGCCCAACTTCTGGAACACGCGGAGACAGAAGGACTGGTTATCCTCTGACTCCACGCCCTGGTAGTCGTGCTTGATCTTCCCCTTGTACTCACCGGAAATGAACTTCCATTGGAAGTCCACTTGCAACCGGCCGCTACTGTTGGACTCACCAAGCTCGGCATGGACCATGCGAGCCAGATACTTGCCATCGTCGTACTCGTCGAAGCCACCACCGACGGCTTTCTCTTTGGCTCCTTCCAGATTCTTTTTCAGAGCCCGTTCCAGCCGTTGCGTGAGGCTCATCGATGAGGATGACGCTTTCTTCTTAGCCACGGTTCACTCCTTCACTGTGAGAGGTTACGATTTCTTCCGAATGGTGATACGCTTCTTCGGTGACTCCTCTTCCTCCTCTCGATCCTCTGGTGGTGGTTCGTACTCGTTGTTGAACGCGGCCTTGAGGTTTCGATAGCCTCGCTTGGCTGAGCGTCCCATCTCGATTTGACGAACCGGTTTTCCTGATGGCGTGCGGAATCGTTTGACCAACCGATGTCCCGCAGAAATATGGTCATCACCCTGGATCACCAGCACGCGACGTTCTCCGTCGTACATGTAGTAGGTCCAGATGTCAACCAACGGCTCGATCACGGAACGAGCCTGCTTTGACATGGTCGGCACAATGCGATCATAGGTGCCGCCACCACGACGCTTGACTTCTCTCTCCTCCGTGTGCGTGATGAGGATCAGTCCCACGCCTATTTGGGAGAGCGTCGAGATGAACCGATCAAACTCCTTTCTGCATTCTGAATATCCTTTGCCCCAATCCGCATCCGAGAGATGCTGGATGCCCAACTTCTCGCACGTGAAGCGATCGCACAAGTCGTAGAGCTTATCCGCCGTGTCGATGATGATCGGTCCGAACTTCTTTCCGGCCTTTTGCAATGCCTTGGCCGCGTCACGTGCCGTCCGCCAATCCGGAATGTCCGACTTCCGAATCTCCAATCCACGGTAGCCCACCTCGGTCGCCAGGAAGTACGATCCCTCCGGACTGAACTCCGCTGCCAGTGTGGTCTTACCAATCTTCTTCTCACCGCTCAGGAGGATGATGTAATCCTCCAGGCGGTCACTTGGCTTCGTGAGCTCATTGGATAGTACGAATTTCTCCCGTGGCTCCTCTTCCTCACGGCGTTTCTTTTTCTGAATGCCGCCGGACTCTCGCTTGACTACAGCCATGTCTATTCCTTCCAGAAAATCAAACAGGTGAAAACGACGCCACCCGTAGGCGCGTTCTCCGAGAAGCCACGCCACGTTTTATTTTACCTTGTCGTGTGGGTAGCGGCCGTTGGTTGGAATCCAGACGATGGGACCACCGGCCATGCTGTCTGGATGAAGAACGAAGAACGGCATCTGCTCTGAGCGATGCTGCCGGGTCAAGATGTCAACACCTTCGTACTTGTGATAGGAGTGTAACACGCGGCCGTCCACGGGATCGATCCCGTCCCGTTCGCAAGCCTCGCAGATATCCATGTCGTCGGTGTCTGGATGCTGCAGATGATTCTGACGCGAATGGTTGCAGAGCTTGCACCGTTCGAATGGACTCGGATACTTTCCGTCGGGTGGCCACGACTCGAGACCAGCAAACTTTGCGGCTCCGGCGCGATCGCTGTGCGATCCGAGATACTTGGAGAGGAGTGGCGGACACTTCATCTTCACTTCTCGGAGCATCAGTTGCGCCACGCAGTTGAATTCCCAATCCATGATATGTTCCAGACGATTGCCTAGCACGCCCTGCAATGCAAGGTAGTTGTACTGATCATGGATGTAGGTTTGCATGCCCATGAACAGAACCCGTCGTGCGTCCTGCCATGGAATGCCGGCGTCCACCAAGGCTGCGTAGAGCTTGCGACCGTGCATGATGTGGTCTTCGATCGCCTGACGGATACTCATCCCAGGAACGGAGGTGACCAGGAAGTTCATGATCGCATCCCAATTTTCGATAGGATGTTTCAATCCATCCTCGATCTCCTTCGGGATGATTGAACCAGCCGGTTCGGAAATGTCCGTGTGGAGGTTCGCATCCACTTCGGTTTCGTAGGCCACACACATCCGCCGCATGGTTTCCGGCATGGTCCACTGCCGATGACGCCAATCGTTATCACGGCCACCATGCTGCATGAACCCGGCTCCAAGCCGAGTCCGAACGTTCTGGTGCGTGAAGGCTCTGCTCACGCCATCGATGCAAAAGTCAAACGTGACTCCCTCAAGTACTTGCTGCAGCGTCTTTCCGGCAAAGCAGGATTCCACGTAGGCTTGTTCATCGGGATATAGTCGGGTCCATCCAGTTTTGAATTCCCATGTTGAAGTATCCTGACCCGGTGTAATGGGACGCCGGTCAACCGTACGGCTCGGATGCTCTCCCCAATTCGCTTGGAGCGCATCGTACATCGAGGTGAAGAGGTTCTCTACCGGTCCCCATCGATCGAGTGTCACACGGAGGGATTCCGGCCCGGTAGTTATCGGGTTGTTTGGTTCCTCTCCTGTGTGGATTGCATGCGGTCTATGCTTCGCGTCTTCGTACGCCATCACCTTCTCCTTCTTTCGTCATGATCTCCGTAAAAGATCGTACGGTCGTCGGGTCTGTTTCCATCTGCTCAGTCGTCGCGTGTCGATTCAACCAGTAGGCTTTGACTCCTTTCGAACGGTATTGAGCAATAAACTTCGGCATGTCGTCCACCGCGAACACCACCTGACTCCGAAGGGCAACATGTTCGTATTCGTCAAGTTGTCGGGCCTTCTCATCTGCCCACCAGAGTTGATCGAACGGGAGACTGTTGGTATACAGCCATGCCAGAGTATCGGTGAAGATATTCGGATAGCGGTCTACCGGCCGACTCGTGATGAGGAGAATGATCCACCCTTTCGATCGGCACCATTCCAAAAATCCCTTGGCTCCATCGAATACCGGCATATCCCGTTTGGCTCCAGAGGTTCTGAACTCATGCCGAATCTTTTCCCACGCTCCGTACTCCACGCCAACGGTGTCGGAGTTGAACCATCGGCCGGCATCCTGAAGTGCCGTGATCCGTTCTACAAATCTGAATGCCAGAGGAGGAGTGAGGCTCAGGATCTTCGGTCCGTGGTTCCTGGCAAACCGACAGATACCAGTAATATAGTCAGCCAGCACGTTGTCGATGTCCACGACCACGCATGGCCGATCAATCGTGGTCAACCATTCTTCCTGGTATCGATATTGCACCACGCGGCTCTTGGCGTAATACAACTCTTCGAGCTTCTCGATTGGAAACTCCGCGAGATCGGCCAGACACAACCAGTACTTGAACATGTCCACCAACTCTTCGTGTGAGTGCGCGACGTTCTGGAGATGACCTCTCCTCTTGCGATGGGCCTTCCACTCGTAGGTTCGGAGGAAGTCTAACGTTTCTTCCACCATGCCAAGCGAGAGGATGCGCAGCCGGTCCATGAACTCTCCCTCGGCATGGATGACTGGTTTCCAGAACTGCCGATTGAATGACCGCTGATCTTCTATCAGAGCCTTGAGGTTCATCGGCCTTCCATTCTCCTTCGCTCATCCCGACGGTCCATCCACTTGACAATACCCAGAAGGATCCCCAACGCGATCCCTCCACCGATTACGTTTGCGAGCACGTCCATCATGAAGTTATTCATTTTCATACGTCCCCTTCCAAGCATCGATATGTTTCCAAGTCTCGTGGGCCAGCTCATCGGGTCGCCATGCGGCAAAGCGGCCGAAGCAATACACGTCGAACATCCGCAACGATCGGAGGACGTCTTCACTCTCCTGGTGCGGGTGAATCTTTCCTGGCATGATCTTCACGGCGGACGGTTGCGGTTCCAGGCTCTCGTAAAACATTTTCCCTGGTACCGCGGTTTCCCGATACGTTGGTGTCGCCGGATCCGATAAATAGTTCAGGATCATGCCCTCCTCCATCGGGATGCCCTGAACGCCGGTGCTCATGTAGATGGGATTCTGCTTCCACGGATAGTGGACACGCGGTGAGGTGGCGCACAGGTTGAGGAAGAAGTCGAGCGGAATGGTGTTGACCAGAAGATCGTACGAGATGATCCGGTCGTTGTCCATCAGCAAGCTATGGGCAGAAAGATCCACTCCTCGCACATGGCTGTTGTATTCCACACGAGGCACCGGCAACGCACTGTGCCATCCTGTGGTCTTGTATCGGAACTGCTCCCCCCAATCTCCGCCATCATCTTGTTTTCCGATCTTCCGTTTGTAGGCCAGAATGGAATCGTACGTCGGTATCTTGCCGTCCACGAGCGTGCGGACCGGAAAGGAAATGGACTCCACTCCGGGAATCGGTTCCCACAAATATTGTGGGCCCGTCCTGGTCTCGAGATGATTCGTGGGCGGTGTCTTTCTCCAATCCAGAATTCGAACTGAGGGGATCCGCAGTTGAACCAGTTGCCCGACATATCCCCCTCCGATCACGACGACATGCGCGAGATGAAGCCTCATGCCTCCTCCAGTTCTGAAAAGATACGGTCGGTTCGATAGTGACGGCTGTAGTCGCCACGGCCGCAAATTGGAAGCATCGAGCACGTTCCATACTTATTTTCACAATAGTCGGAGTTCTTGTAATGTCCGGCTTCACCCTTCCACCACAGGAGGAAGTCAGACACCGTATCTTCAAGCTCCTGTTGACGTCGAAAGAGATCCTGTTTATCGACCGTCATCCGGAGCCGGAGAAAATAATACTCCGGACGTTTCCGCACATCGGCGATGATGCGTTGAGCAAAGGCTTGCACGCTTTCTTTTTTGTGTGGCTTGGAGGTGGGCCGTCGGACGATGTTGTAAAGGAGCCCGGCCGGCACTTTCCCTTTGCTGATGATCTGCAGCATGAGGAGATAGATGCCCACCTGCATCTCATGCGGTAGGATATCGGTGAGGTTCGATTCTCCGCTCTCGCCGATGCGGGACTTCGTTTTGGTTTCATGCAGCCAGGGTCGCGTCTGTCCCTTCTCGTAGAAGCTCGCGTCGATCTTCCCTCGAAGGAACGTGTTCATCTTCTTACCGGTAAACGGATGCTCCACGGTGAACGGCTGTTTGAATTCCGTTTCAGGGGGATTCCACTTCACCTTGAAGTCTCGTTCCCAGAACTTGAAGTACATCGGGAGCACGGCTTCACCAATGGCGCATGTGATCTCGAGACGTTCGAGTGTCTCACTGTCGGCCTTGGGATTGTCGATACGCCATTGCTTCTCGATGGCTGCGATATGTTTCTTCACGTAGTCCGTGGACGGAGCCTTGGTCATCTTACCGGTCCGTACGTCCTCGTACACTTTCTGGAAGAGGGAGTGCGTGATGTTCCCGAACACGATATACATCGGCACTTGTTTT